ACATTCCCGCCCGATCCACTAGGTTCACGGGGCCGATGCAGCCGAGGTGGAGGGTCATCGACCGCTCGGCGTCCACTCGCGGAGAGGAAGGGTCAGCACTACGGCGCCTCCGTCCGGCAGAACATCTTGCCCGTCGGGGTCCACTCCGGCCCGAGCACGCGACGCAGCGTCTCCCGTTCCTGGAGCGTGAACCGGAGCGTGACTTCCTTCGGCTCGTGCGTGATCTTCTCTTTGCTGAACGGATTCTCATGCGCCTTGAGGTCGCTGATCGGCGTGTCGCTGACATGCTCCAGCGCCTTCGGGACGATGAATCCCACGGCTTTCCCTGCTATGGGGCCGCCGAACGCAGCCGCAGCAACGACGAGCCCACTGGCGAGCGCACCCTTCCAGAAACCTGGGTTCTTCTGCATCCACCCCCTGACGCTCATACTAGTGCGCCACGAGATAGATCGGCGAACAGCAGGACGCGAGGAGGGCCACGCCAGCCAGCCAGACGGCGCGCATGGCTACGGCACCAGCGTCGAGCCGCACCAGAGGGCGAGGCCGAAGCAGAGCTCGGCCATCGACGGCCACGGGACGCCGAAGATGGCGAGGACAAAGCAGATCGTGGCGATGAGTCGCATGATGGCGCTGGCGTTCATAGCGAGACTCCTTTCGGGGGATCAGCGGGAAGTGCCGCCGCACCAGGCGGGGTCGTCGTCGTCACTTCGCGCTTTGCTCCGCTTGGATCAGTTTCCGTCGTCTTCGTCACGGAGGTCTGCGCTTCCTGTCTCTGCTTCTCATCTCGGGACTTGAATAACCAGGTGATCGCCGCCGAGAGAATGCCCACAAAGGCATCCGTGCTGACGATCGCCTTCTCCCGGTACGCTCCCCACAAGAAGGCGCCACAGAGCGTTACCACGAGGAGCACCACACAGAGCGCCCGCACGAGTTGATCGAACTTGCCGACCTTGGATTCGTCCATCAGCGCCAGAACCGGATAAGCATGTTGACGGCCAGACCCGCCAGCGTGGCGATGATGCCGACTGCCCAAAAGCGCCCCGCGTAGTTCGCCATGGTCGTTTCGATGATACGGACACGAAGGTCCACCTGTGAATGCGTCCGGTCGTCGGAGGCTGCGTGCGCCTTCGTCTCAGCATGGAAGACGTCGCTCGTCACGTACAGGCCCCGCTCCCGGTTGATCTGATCCCGCAGTTCATTCATGGCCGTCAGCCGATGCTCCAGACTGGCCGACGCCGAGCGCACCGCCGTCGCCTGCGACTCCGCGATCAGCGCTACCTTCTCTTCCAGGTCGCGGAATCGCTGATCCACGTACTTTTCGAGATCAATCGCCATCTCTTAGCAACTCTACCAGCCGCAGCCGCAGAGCCACGGCGCCTGCGGATCGCTTTTGCGCACTGTCTCCCGGCAGAGCGGGCACCGGCGGACCCAGACGGCGTCGAGCGTGGCGGAGGGCATCAGGCCCCTTCGCCATCCTGGATCGGCGGCAGCGTGATCGTCATCGCACTGAGCCGGAAGGTCGGGACCACGGAGATGTTGTCATCGGCAAACTCGATCACCTGGGGCCGCACGAAACGCTCTGACCAGGCGAGGCGAGCGTCGTCCGAGGTCGTGACGAAATAGCCGTACACAGACACCGGCGACCCCGCCGTGAACGTCCAGGTCACTTTCGGATAGACCGCGAGGGCCGGCGAGGGACGGCCGTCGACCAGGTCACCCGAGGACGTGATCCACTGCTCGGGATCGAGAAGGACGTCAGCGTAGCCGTGATCCTCGAGCTCGACGTAGTCACGCGCGAGCTCGGCATCGTCGGGGAGCGCATCGTTCGTGAAAAGATGCAACGTGAGCCCGCCGAACCCCTCGCGTCCGAGCAGAAGGTCGAGGGCGGCCACGCGCGCATCCGCACCGAGGTGGATCAAAAGCCTTGCCCTACGGGATCGGGATCAGGCGCAGGCTCGGCCGGCACAGCCTCCTCAAGCACATGGAGAATGACGCCGTCCTTGTCCCTTATCGGCGTCCGCTTCTTGATGGTTGTCCGCTCCGGCTCGGCCGTGTGCACGTCGACGTGAATCGACTGGGCTGGCGGCGGGGCCGGAGCGGACACCTCGACAGTCACGGGGGGAGTCGCGGGGGCCGGATCGACCCTCCGCTCGGCCACCATCCGCTCGGCCACCACGTCCGCGATCTGATCCGACAGCGCGCGGACCTGCGCGAGGAGCGCCAGCGGGTCCACGTGATGCCCGTTCCGGCTTGCGTTCCCATTGCCGTTCGTGCCGGCGGGCTGCGCCGCGGGCGCCGGCGAGGTCACCGTGCGCTGGAGCGGATTCCGCGGCCCGCCCTGCTGCGTCGTCTGCCGCGCATCCGAGTCGAGGATGATGCCGAGCTTGTCGAGCTTCTTATTATCCGCGTCGATCTCGGCCAGCAGCGAGTCAGGATCATAGCCGCGCTCTTTGATCGCCTCGGAAAGTGACATGATGCCGGAACGTATTGCGCGCTGGTACGCCAAGCCCTCGGCCGAGGGATCGATCATCGGCGCGGGCTGCGCCGTCCACACAGCGGCGGGAATCTCGTTGACCTTGCCCATGATCAACGCGGCTTGCATCGCCCACGCCCACACCGGATCGCAGAACTGCGGGATGAGCATCTGCCAGCGCCAGTCCTCCACCCGCGCCCAGTGGCGCAGGCGCGACATGCGCGCGGCGGAGAAGGGCATATTCGCGTAGTCGCCGGTCAGGTCCTCGTAGGTCACGCCCCAGCCCGCCGCAACCGCGCGGAGGATCGTGGCACAGTAGGCGGCATGCTCGTTGACCATCGGCGGGTCGACGAACTTCACGTCCCGACCGATCGGCAGATTGTGAATCATGCCGGGCTCGAGCCGGTCGATCTCGGGCGACGTCGGGTCCGTCCCGCCCATCGGCGGCGAGGTGCCGTCAGTGTCGGTCGTGAAAACCGCGGTGCAGGCGGCAATCTGCTGCTTCATCAAAGCCGCGTCCTCGAACACATCGAAGTCTTTCATGCGGAGGAGCACGGGCGCAGCCCACGAAACCCCGCGCACCTGGCCGGGTCGCTTCGCGTCGTAGATGTGCAGGATCTCTGACGCAGGGACCGGGACGGACGTCACGTTGAACGTGCCGCGAGCCGTCACGCCCTGAGAACCAGGATGGTCCTTGAAGAGCCAGTAGTTCGTCCGGCGGCCGATCGCGTCGAACTCGACACCCTGGACGATCCCGCCCCCGTGCGTGCCAGTGCCCTCCTTCGCGGTGTCGAGGAAATCGGCCTCGAGGACTTGGAGCTGGACTGGGAGCGGCAGGCCGTCTTCGGGGCGTCGGATCCGTCGGCGGATGAGGACCTCGCCGTCACGGGCCGTCGTGCGCATGGCGAGCTTTTGGAGGCCGTAGAAATTACGCTGACCATCGGCATCGCACGCGGGAGTCTCGGCCCATTGCTTCCAGATCGACTCGGCCCGGACCTCCGAGCGTGATGTCTTGTCGGGCGCGGCGCTAATGCCCCAGCCGACCGCATGATCGACAATCGTGTCGAGCGCGGACACGGCCCATGGGTTATTACGCTCGAGATCACGCGCCTGCTCACGGAGCCGCGCGAGCCCCGGCCCGGCGGCGGCGTTCGCGTCCGTGCCTGTCGCGCGATACCAGCCGTCCGTCCGGCGCCCCACTGCGGCGCCTTCGTAGTGGCGCAGGAGCAATTCGGCCGCGATGCGCGCGCGCTGCCGCTGCATCGTCCAGCGTGGGGCGAGCGGCGCCGTTAGCCGATCAACCCAGTGGACCACCTAGACCCCCTTGTCGATCGAGGCGAGGCGGTAGGAACGCGCATCAGCGTTCGTGCCGGCGGTCATGAGCGCCAGGAGGGCCAGCATCTCCTTGAGCGAGTGGTACCGCACACTCCGGTCGGAGAACGTGACCTCCAGCGTGCCCGTGGCGATGGCCGCCTGGAGCTTGTCAATGTCCGCCTGCGTCCACACTGGGCCGGCCATCTAGCGGCCCGCCAGACGCGGCGACGGGGCGACATAGCGCTCGCGCACTACACCGCCCCGCCGCCAGACCGACACCGAGAGCAGGACTGCATCGTGGGATTAGGAAAGCACAGATTGGAGAGGGCGACGGCTGACGGCGGGCACTCTGGGGCGGGCACTCTGGGGCGGGTACTCTGGGGCGGGTACTCTGGAAATCAGCCCATTTCTGGCCCCCAGCAGATCTCCCGGAGCCGTTCTCGCGTCCGGGACGAGAGCAACGCGGTTCTACGCCCGGCCCGGCCGTGCTTGATGATCCGCCTCGGAAGCTCGTGCTTGTAGACGAGATTTTTGATCGTCTTCGGCGAGCGACGAAGCTCCTCCGCCGTTTCTTTGAACGTGGTCCATCGCTCCTGTTCCGCGAGCATTACGCCCAAATCCCCCGCTTCCACGACGGCCAGTGGCCGGGCGGCAGGCCTGTAGACAGCACGTGAAGCAACGCCGGGCGCTGAACGATTATCAACTTCCCCGGAAGCCCTATCGTCATGGCATGCGCGAGTGGCACGTACGGGCGGAGAGCCAGATCGTCAGCACGCTGATGCGCCTGT